TGATCTCTGCCCTGGTCGCTGCCTTGTTCTTGCTGCCGCTTACATACTTTTTAGGCAAGCCGCTTTCTTTTTCTTTGGGCACTGTTTTAAATCTGCGCATCACTTTTTCCTAAATTTATCTACGCCTTTGATTCCTAGTGCCGCACTGCACACAAGGAAAACTAGGTATGTGTACCACTCTGGCAACTCGTTCAGACGGTCAAAGCCGTTCTTTACCACTTCTTCCATGCCCGGAATGAAAACTAAAATTACCGGAATCAGCACAACCACAGTCACGATCTCGTCACGTATGCTAGATTTTGAAGACTCAGCCATAATCAACTCCCACTTGGAATCGTGGGTGGCTGCAGTCTTCATTACCTCTGCTTTGGCTTCAGCCTCTGTTTGCGCCAGGGTTGCCTTCGCCTTTGACTTGGATATTTGGCCCTCGATGACAGAAGATGCCAATGATGCCAGAGGGCCAAGGAGAGCATTTATCATGCCATGCCTTTCTTCTTTGCTTTTTTCTTTGCAGCCATAATGATATCTCCGCGAGTGATTTTATCCTTATCGCCATACATAGCCGCCAGTGCCCCTAGTCTTTTCGGTTTTTTCTTGCCATTAGGTTTCGGCATTACTTATCTCCTTTGCTCTCTTTTGAAATATATATGCCATAAATCCCGCTCATGATCCCCATTATAACCGAGATGTATGCGCTCTGCTGTGTGGTAGGGGACTCCAGGGACATAAACCATTCGGCTGATCTCCAGCTCATGGCGACACAAGCTATCATCACAAGCCGGCCTGTGAGATTGAACCGCATATATTTTTCAAACCAGCTACTCATTCAAACCACCCCTTTAACCACAAGACCCATCCGATAAGTCCCACAACCATTGTCGCTACAAGTAAACCAGCCGCACCCAACCCTATAACCTCTGCTAACTCCGCTCTTCTGCGCTTGGCAAGCTCCTCTTGTACTCTTCTTTCTTTCCTGGCTTCTGCCTGGAACTTTTGCCAATCGTGCCAAAGTCCCGGCCTACCGCAGTAAATCATAAATTGTTTTAACTCTTGTTCTTGTTGCCGGATTTTTTCGAGCGCCATAAACTCTTCCAAATCTGAAGAACGAACACCTGATTTTTTTTTCTTCTGTCCTTTACGTTGTAACTCTTCTTTTGCAATTACAAAATCAGAAATAGCTCTTCCCGCTTTAGCCAAATCTCCTGTATTTTGCACCGTTTTCTTTATAATTTGAAAAGCGGCATTTGCTGCAGCCAACTCAGCTAACATACTAATCCCATTCTTCTGTCGGAACTGACGGCCAAGTGTAATCAGCAGGGGATTTGTTTATTGCATCATCGTCTCTTCTTATCACACGCACTGCACTTCTATATGTTGAAAATGCAGTAACGCAATCGCTAGTCAGTCCACAATCTGGTAACTGTGTCCAATCAGTACTTGATAAAGCAATGTCTGATGCAATGTGTGCATTAGGCGCAGCCGCAACTCTATTTGCTAAACTCATTACGCAATCTCCAATAATGTAACAGTGCTAACTGGACTGGTATCGTAATCATTATAGCTAGCATCATTTGCGTTTTGATATGACCTATTAATAGAAAGCCAATTTGCACCACTTGAAGCCCACGAATACCATCTTATTGCAAAATGATATGTTTGCTGTGATGTTGAGTTCGGGTGATCAACTAAGTTCAAAGACACTGGAATTTGATGATATATAGCATTGGAACCACCAGCCCCATAGAGATTTAGCGTTGACACGCCTTGTGGGAGTGCGCCGTTTGCTGCACCTCTAATATCAGCGTTACTAGAGTCTTTTAAATAACTTCCACCTAATGGGCTTGTATTTTGTTGGCTTGAAGCACCACTATTAGATGTAGCATTTTTAATAATATGAATACCAATATCAAAAAAGTTATTACTTCCAAGATGAACCATACATTGATATAATATTTTGCTGCTAGTAGAGGTGGGCGTAATGCTTGCATTTAAGCCTGTTGCAATAACCATGTCACCCCTTGAATGACTTGACCCAAAGTGAAACTCACTTTTCAAATTAGTGGTAACAGCTTGCAACACAGTTCCAGATGGCAAGTCAGCACTAGTAATATTAAGAGCATCTGAAGCTACAGCATTTGTAGCAATAGCTGCGGATGTTACAGCATCATCTGCAATAGCTGCTGCTACAACAGCATCGTCAGCAATCTTAGCTGAAGTGATAGCATCATCTGCAAGTTTGGCTGTGGTAATACTACCGTCAGCAGGGACAGCGTTACCTAAAGAACCAGATGGAATGGCAAAGTTGCCACTAATTACATCAGCAAAATCTCTTGCTCTAGTCATCATTCGCCCCCTTCTTCTACTGGCTTTGCTGCTGCTGTTCTGGTCTGCCCAGCACTTAAAAATGACGGAGTGCCACTGCCTGTTTTTAGGTGCGCTGGTGCTATAGCAAACACCATGTCATCTAAATCAGCTTCAGTCATATCGGCATTAAGCTCTAGGAATGTCCAAGTGCCATCAGCAAACTGAATCTTAGCTACATTGTTATTAATCTCTGCTACTGTGTACTGCATTACGCTGTACCCCCTTGAACTGAACCACTACCTGAAAATGATGTAAGCAAACTAAAACCACGGATGTAATTACCAGCAACACCTTTGACTTCACCACTTAAAACATTTCCGTTTACGCCGTCTGTGCCAGGTTGACCAAAACTCCCGCCATTACCACCATTGCCAGCGTTATTAAAGCCAGTTGCTCCAGTGCCAGCCGCCTGATTGTACCCTTGACCTACACCGCCAACCCCACCAGTAGAATATACTGTGCTGGTCTTAGTAATGCGATATTGCCTAAAACTGCCGCTAAAAGTTACATAACTTGAACGAGAATATTGACCAATCGTTAGTGCAGTTGTGTATTGATTGACAACATATGCACCGCCCCACTGCGCTACCTGTCGATTCCCCGTTGAGCTTGCAGATGAGCCATTGTAAGACATCCATCGATAAAGGCCAGACCAAGACGGAGTGCTAGAGCTAGAATAGCTGCCCATACCACCATCGCCGCCACCGCCGCCACCCGCTCTGATAACGCCATTATTGACTATTGATACAGCTACTGCAGTTTCAAAAGCATCACCGCCAGCCTGACCAGCCGCACCACCTGCACCACTAAGAGTGCCATTATTTGTAACTGTAATAGCACCTGCACCGCCTGACGGTAATTCTAACGCTTCTTCTGACGTGCTCGTTGCACCAAGTTCTACACCAGAGTTAATTACAATCTCTTTAGGATAGTTAACTGCATAGTCATCACCAAATAAAGTCGCTGCACTTTGATTGGTTGCGCCTGATGTATAAGTAAATCTAAAACCTTTAGCCTGACTTCTGAAGTTTGATATATTTATTGTGCCGCTCGTAGGCACAGATGCAGCAAGATTTACACCAGTATTGTTAGCTGCCTTTGCTCTAATGTTTGAACCACCACGATACAAATCTGAATAAGAAATAGCAGCAGAGCCACCTACGAACTCAGTCCGTAGGTCAGAAAAACTAACTGCTCCTGATGCCGCTATCGCCATTAGATTGTTCCAAAACCAGTTACATCATCAACAGATACAATCTCGCCATCGGATGCAAATTTTATTTTTGCAGTACCGTTATATTTAAATAATAAATTGTCGCCGCTTAATTCTATTGTCCATTTACTTGAACCAAACTGAATAGCCTGTCCATTGGTGTCCAGCGTACCTCCAAGCTGGGGACTCGTATCGCTTACTAAATCACTAGATATTGTTGTTGGCTCAAAATCTGATGTTGAGCTATTAAATGCTAACACCTGACCATTTGATACGCTCGCTGTATTAACATCATTTGCATCATTGATGCTGAAGTTGGAAACATTGAATGTGCCAAATGCAACTAGAGACACTGTGTCATTTGTCTGAGCAGCAGAGAGAAGAGTAACGCTTGTACCATTTGTTGCTGTAAAATCTGCAGGCTGCAACTTTATGCCGTTTAAATAAACATCTACAAAGCCTGCATCGTAGGTTATTGGGAATACAGTTGTTGAACCGTTGTAACCGCCAGAGGAAGTGCCAACCACAAAGTCTGCGCGATTTGATGTGCCGTTGACAGACGATCCAGCATTAGCAAAACCAGAACTGCCATAAACCTTCATTACATTATTTGTTGTATCAAACCACAAATCGCCAGCATCAAGACTTGTTGTTGGCGCATTAGCTGATACACGATACCGCTCACCAAAGTTGTTAACGCTGGTGAGATTAGAAGCGACATTATTTACATTTGCTATAGAACCGCCAACAAGATTTACGTTGGATATAGAGCCGCCAACATTATTTACATTGGTTTGATTATTTGCGACTGCTGCTACTTCGGTATCTATACCAGCTACTGTAGTCACATTAGCTTGTATCCCAGCTACAGTAGTTACATTGGCTTGAATACCAGCAACTGTATTAATGTTAGCAATGCCACCAGCAACAAGAGATATGTTGCTATCCTTGACTGTAATGGTATTGCCCATGCCATTACCATGAACAGTACAATAATATCTCATAGAAGATGGGGCAGTAGACGGAACTTCAAATGTAACTTTTGCACCAGCCTGACCAGCAGTGCCTGTTGTTGTTACACCTGTAGTCCATGAGTTACCAGAACCATCTTTAAATGCCAAAGGATGCCCAGCTACACTAGAGTCCGAAACATCAAATATATATGTGTTACCTCTAAACATTTCGATTGCTGGATTGTTTACACCATCAAGAACAAATACATTTCCACTGCCGGGATTCGCAACAGTTACCGTATATGTTTTTTCAAGAGAGTCGGCTAAAGATGTAATATCTGTAGATATAGCTGCAAGTGTATTTAAGTCTGCAACAGCAGAAGTTGTGCCGAGTATACCTACATTGCTTGCAACACCAGAAACATTTGCTAAATGAGTAGCATTTATTCCAGCAACAGTACTTACATTTGCTTGTATCCCTGCTACAGTTGACACCGCTGTATCAATTCCAGCTACTGTAGTTACATTAGAAGCTATATTTGCTACTGTTGGAATACTAGAAGCTACACCCGCAACAGTAGTAACATTACCTGCTACTCCAGCAACTGTAGAAATGTTGTTAGTTGGTGTGATTTGACCAGCCACCGTTGTAATGTTTGAAGATATAGGGCCAAGTGCATCAATGTCGTCTGTGATAGCCGCAAGACTGTTGACGTTTGTTGTGGACGGTCCGGCCTCTGGTAAGCCTGTGGTTGAATTAAATGCCAGATACTTGCCTTTTCTTGTGTCCCTGCTTGGTATGGTCATATCAGCTGTAACGTCAGACTGCGATATGCGCAGTGTCCGTTCAGCTTTTTCATCCAGCTGCTGGACCATAATGACGTTACTGTCCAGCTGTTCGTTCAATGAGCTGGCCAGCAAGTCGCCGGCTGTGACAAAATCTGTAGTCCTGGCCAGTGCCCGACCCCCCACTATAGTAAGAAAATCAGAGGCTACAAGAGCTGTGCCATTATTGTTGCCGGTCAGTGTAACAGACCCAGTGCCGTTGGACGCCGTTGTAATTGTGTAATCAGTAGTTAAGGTAAGCAGCGTATTGTTTTTAAACACTGCGATATCGGAGTCTGCCAGGATGTTAAAAGTAAAAGAGAACGGCCCGGTCCCTGTGTTTCCGGTAAATTGTACCCGTCTATCTACTGCATTAATAGGAACGTCTGCCATCAATATCTCCTATATGGCTGTGAATATACCACATCTATTGCCTTTCCGCTAGAATGTTCTCAACATTTGGTTTCCGCTGCGGCTGTGACCGTCCTGGACGCCACCAATATCGTTGCCCATAGTCTCTACGATATCGCCCTTCTAGCTTTCTAAACTTTTGCCTGGCCTGTGGGTCAGCCATCATTTTCATCTGATCCAGCACCATTCGCTCTAAACCTAGTCGCATATACCACAATGATGCACCAGGCGTATATCTGCCGGCAAAATTAATTAGCTCAGAAGCTGCTTTCGTATCTTCTCCATAAGCGGCCTCCATAAGATTGCCTATTGTCAGCTTGCGAACATCATTAGCAAACCCAACAACCGGGCCAGCAATAGTCTCAGCCAGCCCCCGGTCAAAGCGGTTTACATCTGCAAACAAAAAGTCCCCATATATACCCAATCCACCGCCTTGCAAGAACGCTGCGGTCCAAAACTCTGCGTC